CTGCGACCGCGGTCACGTCGACATAGGCGAGATAGGGGTAGGACTGCAGGCCTGCCTGCTGCACGAACGTATCGAATTCTTCCTGCTTCACGCCGATCAGCGTGTAGGGGACATTCGAGATATAATAGAACGAACCGTTACGGTGCAGCCGGATGAAATCGTCCGGCATGACGTTCGGGCCGCTCGCAACGGAGTAGCCGTTGCCTACAGCGCTCGTGTTGAAATTGAAATAGGCCGATTTGCGGATGACTTCGAAGTCGTAGTTCTGTGACAGCTCCAACAAGATCGTGTTCAGCATGACTAGTGCCTGGGCTGTGTACCCAGGCACTTTCGCAATCTGACACGCCATCTGGATGATTTGGGCAGCGGTCACTTTTTCTCCTGTAACTCCGCAGGCAGTGGCAGCCCGGCCTTCCCGTACGCCTTCTTTAAGTCGTCCTTGGCCATCTGCGCGCGCCGCTTGGCCTCTTCGGCATTCGCAACTGCCTGTGCGCGCTGCGTCTGTTCCTGCGCGGACAAAGTCACTTCACCGCGCTTGCCCTTGTTCTGCCAATCGAGAGCTTTGTTCTGCTCTACGATGTGCATCCGGTTGTGATGGTCGATCGCGATGCGCTCCTGCTGTTCGGCTTCGCGCGTCATAACGTCAATCATCTGGAACCAGTATTGACGCTCGCCAACCGCCCGGATTTTATCAACGATCGTGTCGATAGCCTCCTGCGTGTCCGTCTGCGCCACGTGGGTCTGAAACGTCAGGCCCTTCTTCCCCGGCAGCTCCAACTGGTAGGTGATACCGATTGCCGGGATTTCTTCCGCCACCACAGAAGTCTCTTTCATTACTGCCTCACAAGGTCTTCCGCAGGCGTGCTCACGTCATGAGCGTTAAGGGTCATATTCCGAGGACGCCTGCGATCGTGCTCGGATTTTCCGTTGATCTCGCGTTCGTGCTTGAACGTCTGCTGCATCATGTGCATCACGACGATCGCCTGCGACGCGGGGAAGGTGTACGTCATACCTTGCTGATACACAACGCCATCAATCCTGATCTCGTTGGCGAACTCGGCAAGGTCGATCGTGACCGTCACCTGGGGCTCGGCAAGACCAAGCTCGCGAGCTTTCTTGAGCGCCAGCGCGGCCTTGTATTCGATCTTGGCCAGCGCCTTGCGCTCGGCAAGCGCATCAGCTTCGACTTCAAGCTCAATTGCTGCCTTCTCGTCAGCAGTCAGCAGCGCATCATAGTCGAGCTTGGGATCGTACTTCGCCGGTCCCTTCGGAGTGGTCTTAGCCATTGTGTTTCTCACCAATTGTTAGAGTTCTTCAAAGCCGCGCTCCGATATCTACGCAAACATCAACTGTGCGTCCAACCTCCACCGTTAGCAATCGAATAAGCGGAAACGACAACCGGCCAGCCCACGCCATCGAAAGCGACATAGTCGCCCGGCTGAACCAGAATAAACCCGCGACGCCCGGGAAACTGCAGGCGCCCGTTTTGCGCGAACGCGCCAGGGATGCGCATGCCCACGGCGTTCTGTATTTTGATGTTGTTGTTGATCTGCGCGATGTCTGCCGCAGCTGATGCCGGGTTCCATGCAAGCGCGTTGAGCGTGGTGGTCGCGTTCGTGCCGAGCGTAACAAGAGCCATCATTGCCTCCCGAATGGCCCCCGGGGAGTATCCCCGGGGGAAGGCTGATCAAAGCGATTAGCCGAAGGTCGAGCTAAATGCGCTGGTGCTTTCGACGCGCATGAAGAACTGGTTATTTTCGATCAGGGTGCCGTAGAAGCATTTCCAACCGACGATGCGCAGCTGGTTCAGCGGATCGGACTTGTCGGCGTCCGTCAGGTAAGTAAACTCGGCGTCCGACAGCATGACCTGACCGTAGGCGCCGCGCCCGAAGATATAGTTCGGGTAAACGGTAATGCCCGTGGTCGGAGCTGCCGGCGGCTGCTGCGCGGTGCCAAGCCCGGTGATCACAACGGTGGCTCCCGGGGCGATCTGGACTGCCTGACCTTGCAGCGGACCAGTGGTCGGACCGGAAGTCGAGAGCCCAAGGCTGGACCCAACCATCGAAGCCGAGGTCGATACGTAGACGTTGTAGGTGAAGCCAGTCGTCACCGGAACGGTGACTTGGATCGAGCCGTTCGGGCCGGTCACGCTGATCGAGTTGCTGATCTGCAAGACTTGGCTTTCGAACTGGTTCTGCGTGTCGGAGCCGGTGACCTGAATGAAGTACGACGCGGTCGCAAGCGCGCCGGCCGAACCCGCGGTACCCTGTACAGCCGCAACACCAGTCCAGCTCGGGACCATGTTCGACTGCACGAAGCGAATGCCGTTCCACTCGCCTGCCTCAAAGTTATAGAGGCGGTTGATGTCCGAGTAGGACCACGCGGTCTGCACCGTGCTGTTCTGTCGGAAGTCGGCCATCGGGAACGGATGCATCACACTGACGTAGTGAGGCATGGCCCGTGGGTTGCTCGACGCCTTGGCGCCACCGGCGTCGGCTTCGAGCTTCATATCGGTCATCTCGTCGCCGTTATAGCGCGGTGCCTCGAGCGTGTAGAGCTGCGCGTAGGCGCGGGTGATCTCGAAGGGGTTGATGACGTCACCCGCCTGCAGGGCAGCGCGGGAGCCTCGGGAGTTCACGTAGTTGATCTGCGTGCCCGAGTTCAGAGTGTTGAAGGTGTTGCGTTCGAGCGTCTCGCCGATCTGCAGGCCGATCAGCTCAATCGCCTTCTGAAAGAGCGGATGGTAGATGGTCAGCTCGGCGACGTCAGTGATCGTGATCTTGTCGCCCCACTGTTGGACGACAGCCGAGACCTGCTGGATCGACATCGTCTCGCCGATCGGCGGGACGCCTTCGGAGAGCGGTGCGAACGGGAGCGGGACACGCAGGTAGCGGGTCGCGGTGTAGGTGGTGCCGCGGCCCTTGGGGAGCCGAAGTGGGTCACCGAAGCGGTAGACGACAAGCTGGCGTCGAGCTAACGGAAGCGTCTCTTCCGCGATGTAATTTACGATGTCGGCGGTAAAGCCGGACGCCAGATTGGTCGCCATGTAGCCCTCTCCTGTGCTAAGATCGGACTACAGCCCGATCAGAAAGTCAGTTTCTCCAAGCGCTTTCGGCGAGCTTCGCTTTCGTTGACTTGCCGGCCGCGCTGGTTCGTCACGGCGCCGCGGCCATTAGCCGGGCGGGTACTCTCGCGCTCGACGCGCTCTTGACCTTCCTTACGGAGCTTGCCGCCGCGCTTTTCCGCGTCTGCCAGCATCCGCTCGCCGAGCTTATATTTCATGATGGTCTCCCTATCGGCTGGCGTTCCTGCCTGCAGCAAGCGCTGAAACTCCGCTTCTACGACTGGCTGCATCTTCCGGTACACCGGGTTGACCGCAGCCTTGGCATTGAAGCTCGCAGCATCTTGGCTAACCGCAATCTCGCGCCGTAGGTTGGCCTCCCTTGCCTGTGCGATCCGCTCCGACTTGTGGAGCTTGTAATCCATCCGTTCTTCGGGGGACATGAGCTGCAACCGTGCAGTCTCCTGTTCCTCCGTCAGCTGCTGGTTCCGCTGCATGTCTGCGGTGCGGAACCGCTGTAATTCTGCCTCTAGTGCGTCGGCCCGGGCCTTGTGCTCGGCGCGCTCGGTAGCGAGCCGCTGAACCCGGTTCTCACGCCGGCTTGGCTGGCGGCGCTCTTGCTCGCCGTCATCATCACCAGCGTCGACATCTAGCTCGCCTTGTTCCCCATCCCCTTCTTCCCCGCCAAGCTGCTCGGTGTCGCCTGAAAGGTCTGTCTCCCCTTCGTCGCCATCCTCCTCCCCGCCGGCGTCGTCGTTTTGCCCGGGGTCGTTCGCGGTCTGGCGTTTACGGAGTTCTTCCTGGTCATCTGCGATTTCCTTCGGCATGTTCACTCTCTCCAGCAGATTACGTCTGCAAAACGAGCAACGCCTTCCGGGCGTCAATCGGGTCAGTGACTTACGGCCACCAGTCGATAGCGCACTTTAAGCGGGAGCCGTGGCCAATGTCAATTAGCCACGGTTCCGATAGAACGGGCCACTAAACGTAGCATCGTCAAGCTCCGCGGTCGTAAGATCGCGGTGCCCTCTTCAAGCCTTCTGCGCCTTAAGCGCCGCACCAGCAGCTTGTAGTTGATCGCCGATATCGTGCATGTGGCCGGCAATCACAGTCAGCGCGTTGGCTGCAGTGACCTT